GGGAGCAGTTCATCAACCGTTTCGGCTCCTACATCAATGAGAGCTATCTGGCCTACGCCGCCCGGGCATTTTTCGACAACGGCGGCTCGGTCCTCTATGTCATCCGCATTGCCCATCTCACCGATCCTACCGACCGGGACACCCTGACGGCGCTCAAGTCTTCCATCGTGCTGCAGAACCGGGAGGCGACGCCCGCCGACGCCCTGCGGATCGAGGCCGTGAACGAAGGCGTCTGGGGCGACCGGCTCTCCGTCTCCATCGAGGATGGCTCCCTTGACCCGGCCAACCATTTCAACCTGGTGGTCCGGCATAAAGGCGATGTGGTCGAGGTGTTCAAGGATCTGAGCATGGACGAGACGCTGCCGAACCATGTGGAACTGGCGATCAACGACCGCTCGGATTTCATCCTGGTCCAGGATCTGGCAGCCGCGTCGGGTACGCCCGGCGACCGTCCGGCATTGGGCGCGTTCACGCTCAGCGGCGGCGACAACGGGCTGACCGATCTGGCCGATGCGGATTTCATCGGCGATCCCTCGCAGCATACCGGCCTCTATGGCTTTGACGAGATCGACGCCTTGAACCTGCTGATGGTCCCCGGCGTCACCACTGTGCCGGTGATCAACGCCGGAATCGCCTATGCCGAGGGGCGCAAGGATCTACTGTTCATCGCCGACACGCCCATGCACCTGGAGCCGCTCGAAGCGGTCGACTTTCGCAAGGGCCAAGGGATGTACAGCCACGCGGCCTTCAACTCCTCCTACGCGGCGCTCTACTACCCCTGGCTGGAGATCAGCGATCCGGTCAACTCGCGCAAGAAGCTGGTGCCGCCCTGCGGCGCGGTGGCGGGATGCATCGCCCGCAGCGACCAGAAGACCAACGTCTGGAACGCGCCCGCCGGTATCGACCGGGGCCGCATCTTCAACACGCTCTCCCTGGCGTACAAGACCAGCCGTGGCGAGCGCGATGTGCTCTATCCGGAAGGGGTCAACGTCATCGCCGTGTTCCCGGACACCGGCATCAACATCTGGGGCCAGAAGACGCTGCAGAGCCAGCCCTCGGCCGTGGACCGCATTAACGTCCGCCGCCTGATGATGTTCATGGAGGAAGCGATCTCGGAATCATCCCGCTTCGTGGTGTTCGAACCGAACCATCCCCAGACCTGGCGTGCCCTCGGCCGCCTGATCAACCCCTTCCTGCAGGACATCAAGGATAAGGGCGGTCTCTACGACTTCGCCTTCCAGTGCGACGAGGAGACCAACACCCCGGCGGTCATCGACCGCAACGAAATGGTGGCCCGCGTGTTCGTCAAGCCGACCAAGACGGCGGAGTTCATTGAGCTGAACTTCATCCTGACCAGCACCGGCGCTGACTTCAAAGAAATTATCTAACGGGAGAACACGGCTATGAGAAGCGGAAACATGCCCAAGAGCCTTTACCAGAACTGGCAGTTCGCCATCGAGGTAAACGGCTTCGACGTGGCCCTGTTCCACAAGGGACAGGAGCCTAAAACCGAATTCGAGGAAGTTGCCTTCGCCCCGGCTGGTTCGATGTTCGACCAGAAGGTGGCGGGGCGGGTGAAGTTCGAGGACATCACCCTCGAAAAAGGAAACCTGCAGGACGGCTCTGATGAGGCGGCCCGCGAGTGGATCAAGAAACAGGTGGACGTGAACGCCGTCACCGGCGGTCTTCCGGCCGACTACATGCGAGACATCGACGTTGTCCGTTACGACCGCACCGGTAATGAGACCCGCCGCTGGACCCTGCACGGTGCCTGGGTCAAGGCGCTCGAATACGACGAGCTCGAAGGCGGCAACACCGAAAACACCATCGAGAAGCTGACCATCTGCTTCCAATACTGGACCTAACCCGGAGGATCGACCATGTACACCTTTGAACTACCAAGCGGCATCGAACTCGAGCTCCGGGAGATGACGGGTGCCGAAGAAGAATTGCTCACCAACCAACGCCTGATCCGTTCCGGAGAGGCGATCAACCAGGTGCTTCGCAACTGCTTCGTGAAGCTGGGCGACAAGAGCGACCCGGATATCGGCGAGGTGTTGAACCTGCTCTCGGGAGACCGTCTTTTCTCCCTGGTCCGTCTGCGCCAGATTTCCCTCGGTGACGAGGTGGAGCTGGAGCTGAGCTGCCCGAACAGCGCCTGCCGCATGACCAACTACGTGACCGTCAACCTCGAAGAGCTGAAGGTCACGCCTTACGGAGAGGAACGGGAGTTCGCTTTCAAACTGCCCGGCTCGAAGAAAGCCGTTCGTTTCGGATATCTCGACGGCCACAAAGAAAAGCGCCTGGCCAGCCTGCGTGAGCCGAATATCACTTCGGCCATGCTGATCCGGATTCTCGACATCGACGGCAAGGCACCCACCAAGAAAAGCCTGGCGGAAATGTCGATGCGCGACCGCAGCGCCCTGCGCCAGGAGATGTCGCGGGTGGACGCGGGAATCGACACCTCGGTCGAGATGGAATGCGACGGCTGCGGCACCCGTATCCGTACCCGCCTGGAGGCGGAACCAGCTTTTTTGTTCCCCGGAGTTCGCTTGTAAGTGACGTTTTTTTTCTCGCTTACGGCGGACTGCACTGGGGCTGGTCGGAAACCCGCTCACTGCCGCTCAGGGTCCGGCGAGAGTTCGTCGAGGCCCTCGAGCGGCAGCTTGATTTTGAACGTGAGCAAACGGAACGGCGATAGATGAACGGCGATCTCGGACTGGGCATAGTGGTATCGATGAAGGATGCGTTTTCGCAGAACGCGCAGCGCATCCGTGGCTCCATGATGGATCTGGACTCCACCGTGGCCGATGCCAGCGAGCGGATGACCCGCAACATGGACCGCATCCAGCAAGGCACCATGATGCTGGGGGCGGGTTTGGCCCTGATGGCCGCGCCCGCAGTTCTAGTCGCCTCCACCGCCGCGACCCAAAAGGCCCTTGGCGAGCTGGCATCCCTCGGCGTGCAGGACCTCCGGGCTATCGAGGACGCCGCCGAATCCTTCACCAACCAGTGGTCCGGTGCCGACAAGGCCGCTTTCATCACCGCCACCTATGACGTGAAATCGGCCCTGTCCAACCTCAGCGACGAGGCGGTGGGCGTCTTCACCTCCATGGCCGCCATGACCGCCAAGGCGACTAAGGCCACCACCCAGGAGATGGTCGGCACCTTCACCACGGCCTACGGGATTTTCAAACCCATCATGGCCGACATGAACGACATGGAATGGGCGACCGCTTTTTCCGGAGCAATGGCGCAGACCGTGGCCTCGTTCAAGACCAACGGCACCCAGATGGCCGACGCCATCAAGAACATCGGCGCGGTCGCGGCGGCGAGCAACATCCCGCTGAACGAGCAGCTCGCCGTGCTTGGCCAGCTTCAAACCACCATGCCGGGCTCCGAGGCGGGCACGCTGTACAAGGCGTTCATCATGAAGGCGGCCGAGGCCGGTGACGAGCTTGGCCTGTCGTTCATCGACACCAGCGGCCGCCTCAAGGGCGTGGTTCCCATTCTGCAGGAGATCAAACGCCAGTTCCCCGATCTCTCCAATGCCGCCGCCCAGGTGAAGCTGAAGAAGGCCTTCGGTTCCGACGAGGCGGTCAAGTTCCTGCTGCAGATGTCGGCGGGAGTGGAGTCCCTCGATGGCAATATCCAGTCGGTCGGTCGCGCCATGAAGACCGGCACGGTGGTCACCGAACAGATGGCCGACGCCATGAATCAGGACATCGGAGCCCGGTTCCTGCTCCTGCGCCAGCAGGTGGCCAACCTCAGCGAAATCCTGGGCCGCACCTTGCTACCGGTGGTCACGCCGATGATCAACGGCGTCTCCCGCTTCATTTTGTTCCTGCAGCGCATGGCCAAATCGATGCCGGGCGTGACCCGGGCGATCCTGGGACTATCCATGGCCCTCGGCACCATTCTGGTCGTGGCCGGAGCCGTCACCGCCGCCGTGGGGATGGTGGGACTCATGCTTCCCGCCATCAAGGCCGGGTTCGTGGCCATCAGCGCCGCGCTGGCCGGGGTGGGTTCGGCGGTCGCGACCTATTTTCTGCCGGTCACCGCGATCATCGCGGGCGTGATTCTCTCGGTGTATCTGCTCAAACGCGCCTGGGAAACCAACTTCGGCGGCATCCAGGACATTATCACCGGGGCCTGGAATAAGGTCTCGCTGGTGTTTCAAGGCATGAAGGCGCTGGTGGATTCGCTCAGCGGCGGCGTGGGTCAGATGTCGGCCGAGCTGGCCCAGAAGCTCGAATCCGCCGGGCTGCTGGGCTTCGTGGTCACCGTCTTCAAGGCCTATTACCGCGTTCGTGAGGCCATGGCCGGATTGTGGGGCGCGTTCTCTCATGCCTTTGGGCGCATCCGAGCCATCCTTGAGCCGACCGTCCGCACCCTGATGAGCGCCTACGGGGCGCTGGCCAGCGCGGTCTTTTCGGTGGTGGAGATTTTCGGCGTAGCCGTCAGCGCCACCGACGGTTCGTCCTGGCGAACGTTCGGCACAGTCATCGGCACTGTCGCCGGTGTGCTTCTGCAGGGGTTGGCCTTCGCACTCAAGATCGTGGCCTGGAGCCTGTCGCTCATCGTGCGAGCCCTGGCGGTGGTGGTGCGCAGCGTGGTCTGGGTCGGCAAGATCATCGTCGGCACCTTGGTCGGTGCCGCCAAGTTCATCTACAAGTTCCTGTTGCCCGTGCGGATGATCGGCGAGGCCTTCGTGGCCGCCGGGAAGATCGTCTATGCGGTCTGGCAGGTGCTGAGCGGCGACATCTCCCTGCTCGACGGCCTCAAGGCCATTGGCGGCGCGGTCTATGATTTTTTTGCCACCCCGTTCCGCTGGGCGCGGGATGTGGTGGTCGGTGTCTGGAATTTCATTTCCGGGATCTTCACCTCCATCGGCCGCCTGGTGAACGACGCCGCCGGACAGATCGGCCAGGCGATTCTGAATCTGCCGATCATCAGCACCCTGCGTGAGCTGTTTGCCACCGTGCGCTCCTTCTTCGCCGGGGACACCACCTTCTTCGAGGCGGGCAAGAAGCTGCTGATCACTCTGGGCGAAGGGATCTGGTCGGCGGTGACCTATCCCTTCACCATGCTCAAGAACGCCCTGGGCAAGCTGCGCAATCTGCTGCCGTTCTCCGACGCCCGGGAAGGACCGCTCGCCAACCTGACCGCTTCCGGTTCCGCGCTGCTCAAGACCCTCGCCGAGGGCATGAGCCTTACTCAGTCACTGCCCGCGAAAGTGTTCGGCTTCGCCGCTCGAGGGATTCTCTCGGCCGCTGCGGGAGCCTGGCAGCAGATCAAAACGGCGGGCGGCAACCTCATGGACGCCGCCTCGGTTCCCTTCCGCATGGCTGGAAAACTCTGGGATGGGTTGACCTCCGGGGCTCAAACCGTCGCGGCCAAGGCCGGTGCCATCTTCGGCGGTCTTAAACAGTCCCTGCTTGGCGGCACGCCTGACCTGGCGCTCAAGCCGTCCCAGGTCAATGCCTGGGACGCTCTGGCCACGGGAGCCGTCAATCTCCGCAACCGGATCGTTGCCACGCTGTCGGCCGTGCCCGGCGCTGTCGGTCGAATCTTTGCCAGCGCCGGGGCCGAGGGGCAATCCCTCTGGCAGCGGCTTTCCAGCGGCGCGAGCGCGGGCATTCAGGCGATCAAGGATCGCAGCGCCGGGATTGCCAACGGTTTACTCACCTCCACTCGCGCTTTGCTGGGAGTCCAGGCCCCGGTTCCGCTGGTGGCCGAGCAACGTCAACCGCTCAAGACGGCGCAGCCCGCTGAATCGATTGGGCAACGCATCATCGAAAGCGTGCTGAGTCTCGTGCCGCGTCTGGACGAACGCCTGGTGCCCAAGGCCCTGAGCGCCATGCTGATGCTTCAGCCGGTCATGGCTACGGCAGCGCCACCTCCGCAACCGATGAACGGCACCGTGCAGACCGTCGCAGCGGCCGTCGAGCCGGTAAGTAAGAGCTATATCCAGCCGTTCGCAGTGGAACAGGCACCGGAAAAAGGAGATGCCTCTCTGGCTCTGGCCGGGATCGAGCGGCCCATGACGGCCGCGCCGACTCCGATTGCCAAGCCCCTGCAATCCGGACTGGCAGAGATGGTGCCCTCCGAACGCTTGATTACTCCGGCCCGCACTGCTCCGGCGGCACCATTGCGAGGAGAGGAAGCCGGTTCGGGGCTGCGCGAGCTGCTGGAGTCCTTGCTCTCCCGCCTTGATGGCCTGGCCGACCGCCCGGTGGAACTGAGCGTGACCACCAATATCGATGGCCGGAAAGTGGCCGAGGCCGTCTACAAGGATCTGCGGGAGCGGAAGATCAGAAACTACGAAACCCTGTGAGAGGACCGATGAAACGCATCTTTGTCTGCAGCCCGTTCGCGGGCGACATAGCTCGAAACGTCAAGGTCGCCGAGGCGCTTTGCCGCCAGGTCATGAGAAGCGGTCACGCGCCGTTCGCGCCGCACCTGCTGTATCCGACCTTCACCGACGACAGCGTTCCCGAGCAGCGGGAGACGGGCATCGCCTGCGGCCTGGCCTACATGGAATGTTGCGACGAGGTGTGGGCGTTCACCGGCAACGGTATTTCCAGCGGCATGCAGCGGGAACTGGACCGGGCCGGACAACTGGGCAAGCCGATCATCAAGATTGTCGAGGTGTAAGGATGGCCTGGGATCAACAGCCCATCAAGGGATATCTGGTGGACGCCGACACGGGGGAGCGGCTCGAATTCCAGTACAACCCCAACTCCATCAGCGACGAGAAGTCGACCGACTACGCGACGATCAAGATCCCCGGCATGAGCCACCCGCGCTACCAGTACGTCGCCGGGGAACCGCGCCGGATCGCCTTCAAGGTCGAGCTGTTCAAGGGGCCGGTGAAACAGAAGGTCGACTGGCTCCGCTCGCTGCAATACCCGGAGCACGCCGGAACCATGCTCAAGAACGCGCCGCATCGCGTGCTGCTTATCTTCGGCGATCTCTACCCCGGCGTGACCTGCATCGTCCGGCAGGTGAAGGCGCGTTTCTTTGGCCTGTTCGACCGGGACAACCTGCTGCCGCAACGGGCCGAGGTGGACATCGTCCTCGAGGAATACGTGGACCGTTCCATCAACTGGTCGGAGGTGCGCTCATGATCGGCCGTGATTCCCGATACGCCCGCTGCATTCTCTACCGGGACAGCGACGGCACCTCCCTCGGCGTGCGCCAGCGTATCGACACCACCCCCAGACACGACGACCGCCTGCACACCGTGGTCGAAGGCGACCGTCTGGATCTGCTCGCGCACCGCTATCTGGGTGATGCCCGTCTCTGGTGGATTATCTGCGACTACAACGACATCTTTTTTCCGTTAGAGCTCGAGCCGGGTCTGGCGCTGCGCATTCCCTCCCGCGAACACGTCCAGATGCGCCTGCTCGACTGAAGCGTCCGACACCTCGCCATGCCTTCCGGTAAGTAAGCAGGGAACTGCTAACCGCCGGAGATACGCATGGATCTGGATACCTTCAAACCGACATTTCTGATTCAGATCGAGGGGCAAGACCTCTCGAAGGACATCACCCAGGAGATCACCTCGTTCGTTTTCACCGACAACGAGGAGGAGTTGGATGTCCTCGAACTGTCGGTGACCGACCGCAACCTGCAGTTCGTCGACGATCCGCTGTTCCAGGAGGGCAACGAGATCGTGGCCCGCTTCGGCTACGTGGGGAACCTCTCTCCGCGCAAGAAGGTGGTCATCAAGGACATCGATTACGATTTTCCGGAAAACGGTGATCCGACCATCCGCATCAAGGCCTACGACAAGGGCTTCAAACTGGCGGGCAAGGAAAACCAGAAGGTCTGGCAGAAACCCGCTCCCGGCATCCTCTATTCGGAAATCGCCGAGCAGATCGCCGCCGCCAACGGCCTCACGCCGATGGTCACGGCCACCAAGGGCAACCATCTCCGCGTCACTCAGAGCAACATCTCCGACGCTCAGTTCCTCAAGGAGCTGGCGGAAAAGGCCCGTGATCGCGATGGCGACGGTGTGAGCGGCTATGTCTTTTACGTCCAGGACGACGAACTCCATTTCCATCCCCGCGAGCTCGACCAAACGCCGCTGCTGACCCTCGAATATTTCACAGATACCAAGGGCCTGCTGCGCTCGTTCCGCCCCAGCACCCAATCGCAGGGGGCCAAGGGCGCGGGTGTCGAGACCAAGACGGTCGGCGTCGACCCGCGCAAGAAGGACGTGGTCGAGCACAAGGCCAACAACGCCACCACGCCCGAGCGGACGGCCCTGGGCAAGCAGACTTATCTGGTCGACGGCAACACCGGCGAAGGCAGCTTCAAGGAACAGGAGACGGGGCAGATCGTGCCCAGCTTCGACCGTTCCGAAGGCTTCCACGAAGAGCCGCGCCAGGAGCCCGCCCAGGACAACGCCGAAGGCAAATTCCGCGAGGCCGAGCTGCGCCAGGTCGAGGCGGACGCGGCCACCATCGGCATTCCCCAGCTACGCGCCAAGAAGAACGTCGAGATTAAGGGCGTGGGACGGAAGTTTTCCGGCATCTATTACTGCCACTCGGTGCGCCACAGCATCAGCGGCGCTGGCTATCTCTGCGAACTCAAACTCAAGAAGAACGCTCTCGGCAAGGGCGCGGGCGACAAGTCCGCCGAGTCCCAGGGCAAACCCAACGACAAGGAGGCCCCGCCCACGCCGCAAAACGAGCCGCCAGCCATGGTGACCATCGACGCGGATTCCGGCGCGGTCACATAAGGAGGCGGCAATGGGTGATCTCAGCAAGAATTTCAACCGTTCGGAATTCGCCTGCAAGGGCAAGAACTGCTGCGGCCATTCGGCTGCGGTCCATCCCGACCTGGTCGACGCCCTGCAGACGCTGCGCGACCGCATCGGCAAACCGCTGTCCATCACCAGCGGCTTTCGTTGCAACCGGCACAACAAGGCGGTGGGCGGCGCGGAGCAGAGTTTTCACACGCTGGGCATGGCGGCCGACGTGAGCTGTCCCGCAGGCGTTTCGCCCGAGGAACTGGCGGTCATCGCCGAGGAAATTCCGCTCTTCCGCGAGGGCGGCATCGGCGTCTATGCCTCCTGGGTCCATCTCGACGTGCGCCAGTCGGGCAAGGCGAGGTGGCGGTCATGAGCGCCCAAACCAAGACCCTGTTTTCCGGCACTGCACTGGGGCTCTCCGGGCCGCTTCGGGTGGAGATCCTGCCCAATGGAATGACCGCCAGGCTGACCCAGCCGTTCCGTGTCCGCACCGGCGCTGGCCGCATCATCGAAGTGCCCGCCGGGTTCGAGACCGACTTCGCCTCGGTGCCGCGCCTGTTCTGGCGCGTGGTGCCGCCCTGGGGACGATATTCCCCGGCGGCCGTCGTTCACGACTATCTCTACCACACCGGCAAGGTCTCGCGGCTTGCTGCCGACCGCCTCTTTCTCGAACTGATGGCGGCCCTGGGCGTGTCTCTGTGGAAAAGGCAGGTCATGTATTGGGCGGTTCGCCTCGGCGGCTGGCTGGCCTGGAACGCCAGTCGAAAGCGGGAGGCGGAGCATGCTTGAAACCCGCGACCGTCAATCCGAGGAGCGCTACCGCAACCGCTGGTACGGCAAGTACCGGGCCTTCGTGCGCGACAACAACGACCCCGAACGCCTCGGCCGGGTCCGCCTGGAAATCCCCGCCGTGCTCGGCAGCGGGCGGGAGAACTGGTCCGAATGGGCCGCGCCCTGTTTCCCCTACGGCGGCAACGACGACACCGGCATGTTCCTGGTTCCCGAGGAAGGGGCCTCGGTCTGGGCCGAGTTCGAGGGCGGCGTCGTCCAGTATCCGATCTGGACCGGGGTCTGGCTGGCCAAGAGCAACCCCGGCGAACAGCCCGAAGAATCCAAGCGCACCTGCGAGAGCGCCTTCTGCCATGACTGCGAGGACAAGGTCGAGCATCAGGCCAACCGGCACGACGATCTCGAACACCAGAAGTATCACGGCCATCCGCCGTATTACTGCCCGCGCCTCAAGGTCCTGCTCAAGACCGAGACCGGCCACACCATTCTGGCCGATGACCGCGACGGCGGTGAGCTGCTGCGGGTCATCGACCGCGCCGGACAGATTTTCACCATGGAAGGGAAGGTGAAGCCGGAGATGCAGAGCGGCAACGCCCTGCGGCGCGGCACGAAGGACGCCGAGAAAGGCGACCAGCTCGACATCGCCTCGCAGATCGTCGGCTCCCGCGCCCGCATCCAGCTCACTGACCTCTGCCGCCAGCAGGTGATCCTCGAAGCCTGGCAGGACAAGGAGAAGGTCCACATCCTTTCGTGCGACAAGGGCCGCTCCCGCTGGCAGAAGATCCTCATCGATACCACCAAGGGGCGGGAGAAGGTTCACATCTGGGGACTCAACGGCACCCAGGAAATCCTCGTCGATTCCACCGCCGCCGCCGAACAGATACGGCTCACCGACAAGGCAGGTCAGGTGGTGCGCATGAACGCCGCGCCAGGCCAGGAAAGCATCAGCGCCACCGACAAGTCCGGCAGCCTCGTGTTCATGGATGGGGTGGCCGGAAACATCATCATTCGCTCGACGAACACCGTCTTGATCAACACCTGAAGGAGACAACATGCAACCGCTCGTGACCATTGTCACCACTTATTACAACCGGGCCGGGTTTCTGAAAGAGACTCTGCGAAGCCTGCAATTGCAAACCCTGACCGATTGGGAGGTCATCCTCTGGAATGACGGCTCGACCGACAACTCGGAAGAAATCGCCCGGGAGATAGCGGAAATGGATTCTCGCTTCCGACTCTTCGGCGACGAGCGCGTCGGGCACGCCCAGTCGTTGGTCCGGGCCTGCGCCGAGGCTCAGGGTCGCTACATCGGGATTCTCGACAGCGACGACCTGCTCGAACCCACGGCACTCGAAGAAACGGCCGCCGTTCTGGAAAGCCGCCCCGACATCGGCATGGTCTACACGGATCATGTGGTGATCGACGGCAACGGCCAGCGGCGGGGAATTGGACGGCGATGCCAGATTCCCTATTCCAAAGACCGCATGTTGCTCGATTTCATGACCTTCCATTTCCGGCTGATCCGGATGGAGGTCTTCACTCAGGTCGGTATGTTTAACGAGATCTATCCGTTGGCCATGGACTACGATCTGTGTCTGCGGATTGCTGAAGTGACGGAGATCGAACATCTGAGCACTCCCTTGTACCGCTACCGGGTCCACCGGGATTCACTTTCACATCAGAAACGGCTTGAGCAGATCCGTTGTTCCCATGCCGCAGTTGTAGCGGCTATGAAGCGTCGTGGCCTGGACCGTGAATACGAATGCCAGCTCGAAGTGAGAAGCCGCCACATCATCAGGAAGGTGACGGACCATGCCAGATAAAATTCATCCGACAGGACTGTCCGCCAGTGAAGAGCTGCTGGCCCGGACCTTTGACCACTGGCGAGAGGAATTCCGCAGCATCCTTGAAAGCCATCGCCGGGAAATCCAGGACCGTCTCGAGAAGATCGAGCGGGAAATCGAGAAAAAATCGGACAAGGAAAACGTCGAAGTGTTGGTTCGTTCCATCTATTCGGATTTACATCGGCACGCTGAGGAGATTGACCGATTGCACGCCCGTGTAGGCTCGAAAATGGGCACTGAAACCATGTGGAAGATTGTCGGCCTGGTGCTGACCATCGGCAGTACCGTCGGCGGGTTGATCGGCTTTCTGATCCATCTGCTGTTGAGGACCACGTCATGAGACCTCAAGCAAGGCTTGGCGACATCAGCAGCCATGGCGGCGTCATCATCACTGGGGCGAGCCTGACTTTCGACAACGGCATGCCGGTGGCCCGCATGGGAGATTTGCACGTCTGTCCGATACCCGGACACGGCGTCACGCCCATCGTGACCGGCAGCCCGAACACCATCACCGAAGGATTGCCCAACGCCCGCATTGGCGACATCACCGCCTGCGGAGCGGTGATCGTCACCGGCAGCCCGAACACGGAGGACAACTGACCGTGTCTATCCGCAACAAGCTCAAGATCGACTATTGGGACGTGTCGCCAAGGTCCATCAAGATGACACGTAATTCCTGGGGGCCATCCGTCCAATTGACCATTCATGGCACCTTCCCCGAGTCACCGGAATTTGAAAGCTCCGATTCAGACGTGGTCCAGGTCGACTCCTCCGGCAACGTCTATCCGGGGTACAAGACAGGCAGCGCGGTGATCACCGTCTTCGATTCCTGGCGTCGTGAGAGCGCACGCTATGTACAGTTTGAATTGTCCGAGCAGGAGTACGGCTCGGGCTACGGATATTGGTAGAAGATATGATGATCGGCGATGGATATGGATATGGAGACGGTTACGGCGAGACCGAAGGGCCACGTTTCGACGATACCAGTCGGGCCGAAGCCCACCGGGAACTCATGGCCATCGCCCGCGTGCTGGCCGAAGGGCTTGGGCTCATCGAGGACGGCGAGGATCGCAGACCCTTCCTTGACGAAATCCGGCAGGAAATGAAGAAGATTCGCAAGACGCTGGAAGATTCTCACGCCGCCTCGGAAGCGATGCGCGGCCAGGCCCAGGCCTATCTGGAAGCACAGCAGGCCAAAACCCAGGAATATCTGGACCAGGTACAGATCGATCCGGAACCCGATTTCTATCCCTTCGTCGAACTGCCAGCGGGTACCGAGCCCCGGGATCTGCCGGACGGCAACCGGCTCTTCACCTTGCCCGACGGCATGATCCTGCGGACCACTGACGATCAGCGAATCTGCGTCAGCGACGCCGGGGAGCAGCAGGTCGTCACCCCCGGACCCGGCACGGCCGTCGAGGTCGCCCCGGGACGCCTTTACACCCTGGTCGAGTCCTATCTGAGCGCGACCCAGGAGGCAGCCGGTATCAGCGGACTGCCCCCCGGGATCGATCCGACCGCCATGGGCGCGGAACGCTTCGCGGTGGATCTACCCAAGGGCATCCGTCTCGACGTCGATCACCGGGAGCGGTTCATCACCCTGATCAACCCGGCCGGACCAATCGACATCATCGGCATCGGCCGCATCGAGGGCATCGGCGAAACCATCGCCGTCCGTCTGCTTTCCGGGGGAGCCAAGGGATTCCAGTGCGGCCAGTCCGGCCACGGCGGGTTGATCGAGGCGGACGGCACTATCCACCTGGGTCTGAAAAATGGCCTGGATCTGGTGGTTCGGTTCCAGGGAGAAGCCATCGACGACGGCGCACCGGAAAATGGCTGCTCGGGACAGTGCGGCATCGACTGCGAGGAGCGTACCTGATGAGCTACGATTTCCTCGGCAAGGGATTGCGCTACCCGTTCCGGTTTCAGTCGGTATCCGGCGGCACCCAGATCTCGGCCGCCACCTCGCGGGAGCACGAGCATATCCGCGAAAGCATCCTGCAGATCCTCGGCACCCGGATCGGCGAACGGTTCATGAATCCGGAGTTCGGCTCCCGGCTGAAGGATCTGGTGTTCGAACAGAACGACGAGGTGCTCAAGGGCCTGCTGCGCCATTACGTGATCGACGCCATCAAGCGCTGGGAAAAGCGGGTGATCATCACGGAGGTACACTTCGACGACCGGCCGCTGAACATCGACGGCAACCTGCTGCTGGTGCATATCGCCTACCGGGTGATCCAGAGCCAGGTGGACGGCAACCTGGTCTATCCCTTCTACAGAGAAGACCCGAACAATCCCGCGCCCAGCTATCCCCAGCCGGAGCCCGAGCCAGAGCCGCCGCCGGTGCGCAGCGTGCGCCTGTCGCCGGACGTGCGCACGCTGTTCAATCTGCTCTGGTTCGACGCGGCCGAGATGAGCCCCGATCCGGACGACTCCTTGATCTGGCCAGCCGGGGAATACGAAGTCGCCTACATCGAGGGAGCCTTTCAGGACCGCAACGGCAAGTGGATCGTCAGCGATCCGGGTGACAACCACGGCCATTACCTGACGTTCGAGGGAGCGCCAGAAACAGAAGCGCCCCAGGCCGAGCACGCCCTCTATCTGGCCGCTAGCGGTCTGGGCTTCGACACCCAGAGTCAGGCGGAAGACAACGCCGCTGGCACCGTTCACCGGATCACCACGTCGCAGCCGGGCCGCATCGGCCTGTTCTATTTCGAGGGCAAGAAGGAATCCCACTACCTCAACAACACCTCCGGGCAGCCCAATCCCGTCTGGCAACTGCGCGGCCCGCACTGAGGCATCCCGCCTCCGACACATCCAGGCCCCTTCCGGTAAGTAACCGGCGTGGCGAGAGCATCAGGCGCTCTCGCATAACCGCCGAAAACCGGAGAGACCATGGGCCGCGCAAGCATCGGATACATCAACAAGGATTACGAATCGATCCGTCAGGAGCTGCTGGCGAAGATCCCGCAGCTCACCGACCGCTGGACCGATTTCAACCACTCCGATCTCGGCGTCGTCCTGCTCGATCTGTTCTGCGGTGTGGGCGACATGCTGGCCTACTACCTGGATGCCCAGGCGGCGGAGGCCTTTCTGCCCACGGCCCGCCAGCGGCAGAACGTCATCAACCTCTGCAAGCTCATCGGCTACCGGCTGGACTCGCCGGTGGCCTCCACCACCACGCTGCGTTTCCGGCTCTCCGCCCCGCTCGGCAAGGATCTGACCATTCCGGCGGGGACGGCCTGCCGCGCCTTGCTGAGTGACGGCGAGGCGGATTTCGAGACGGTCGAGGACGGCCTGCTCCCTCGAGGCGTACTCTCGGTGGACATCCCGGCCCGGCAAGGCGTGCGCCGCACCGAGACCTTCACTTCGACGGGGCTGCCATTCCAGCGCATCCGCCTGACCGGCGACGTCATCGCCCAGGGCACCATCACCGTTACGGTGGGGGACGACGCCTGGAGCGAGGTCGATCACTTCCAGGACAGCCTGGCCGACAGCCGCCATTTCATGGCCGACCTGGACGCCCTCGACATCTCCACCCTGATTTTCGGCGACGGGCAAAGCGGCGCTGTACCCGCTCAGGGAAGCGCCATCGCTGTCAGCTATCTGCAGACCATCGGGGACCAGGGAAACCTCGGTCCGAACCGGATCACGCAACTGCTGAGCCTGGTCTACCTCGACGGCGTCCAGGTCTCCCTGACCGTCGCCAACCCGGTGCCCGCCACTGGCGGCGCTTCGCGGGAAGCCCTCGAACATGCCCGCAGACAGGCACCGGCGGAACTGCGCAGTCTCTGGAAGGCCGTCACCCTGGAGGACTACCAGGCGCTCGCCGAAGGTTACCCCGGCGTCGCCAAGGCCAAGGTGCTCGACACCAATGCCTGTCTGAACATCCGCTATTACAACGTCCAACTGGCCATCGCCCCCAATGGCGGCGGGATGCCCTCGGCGCTGCTCAAGCGGGACCTCGCGGAGTTTTTCGAACGCCGAAAGGTCATCACAGTCGAGATTAACCTGTTCGATCCGATCTACCGTTCCATTTCCGTCGACGCCGAGGTCTACGTCTGGCCCGGTGAACCGCTGGAAAACGTGCGCAGCCGCATCGAAGCCGCACTTTCTGATTTCTTTTCTTTCGACCAGGTCTCTTTCGGGCAGACCATTCACTTCTCCGACCTGGTCGCCCTGATCGACGGCGTGCGCGGTGTCAGCCACATGCATCTGTACGCGCCGCAGCAGGACACCCTGCTGCGCCACGGCGAAATTCCGGTTCTCGGCAGAGTCAACCTCGATCTGCGGAGGGCCGGTTGATGTCGGATTGGTTCAAGGACAATCTGCTCGGCCTGCTGCCGCCGCTTTACGAGCACAACGACGAGGCCGGAGACCTGCGTACCTTCCTTTGTCTTCCGGCCGGGACGCTGGACGAACTCAAACACGCCATCGACGACTTCCCGACCATCTTCGATGTGGATCATTGCGACGAGCGTTTCCTGCCGCTGCTGGCGAGGCTCGTCGGTCTCGAGGTGGACGGCACCTGTTCGCCAGACTGCCAGCGCCGCCGCGTGCGGGAGGCGGTCGAAATCTATCGCCGCAAGGGGACCATTCCAGCCATCGAGCGCGACTTCAACGCGCTGGGTTGGCAGGGGGAGCTGCAGGAGACCTTCCGCTCGGCTCTGCGCCTCAATGCCCGTTCCAGGCTCAGCAATGCCAAACTGCCCGGGCTGGTGTTCAGCCTCGGGGTGTTTCGCGTGCTGTGTCTCAACCAGACCGAGGGGCTGCGCGACGCCCTGGTGTTTCACCACCCGGCGGGCACGCGCTGTTTCTGGCTCCAGTTTCTGCTCGAATGGATCGAAGGCGGCGCGATGCTCGACTTCGGGCACGCCAATGCCGTTCGTCGGATCGTGCTGGCCTTTCTCGACGAGACTTTCGTGCTTGGCCATTCCTCCCTCGGCTCCTGCCGTCACCTGACCAACAAGCAGAAGGCCTGGGAGCTGCTGCAGCTCACCAGCACCACGGAGATGATTCCGGAGATCGACTGGGCCGCCGTTAAGGTTTCTCGTTTTCACGGCCGCCAGAATCGGATGCGTCTGAACCACCGGACCCTCAACGACTGGCGGCTTCCGTACACCCGTGTCGGCGAGGACCGGGTTTCCTTCTGCACGCCCATCTACACCGGCCGCGATTTCGAAGGAGATGTGCTGGAGAGTGGTTTCGGGCTCGGCGAAAGCCATCTCAACCGTAAATCGCTGACCCATGGCGAGACCGAACTGCGCTACTGCTTTCGGCAAAAGGATTTCTTTTTCAGCAACCAGACGGAACCGGCCGAGCGGGTGGAAGCCAAGTACGACCTGCATCTGCCGCTGGAATCTCGTCACCGCCTCTGCTTCCAGCTCGGCCGCGCCAGGCTCAACGCTGGTCTCGACCTCACCGCCAACCAGGGCGGCATCAGCAATCTGCTGCTCACCTCCACCGCTGGCTGCGACGCGGACGTCACCCTGGCCGTGGACCGGATCGACCGATGGCGGCGGAGAGGGCCTGTGTTCCGGCTCAACGCGAACACCCTGAACACCCGGTATCTGAGCAATGCGAATCTGACCGGCGAACGGGCCTCGCTTGAAGTCTACGTGGACACGGGCTCTCTCCAGCGCCATCGGGTCGAGACCATGAAGCTGGGCGCGAGCCCGCTCAACACCACCGGCCTGCGCCTCTCCGTGGATCGGACCCGACCCATGCGCATCAGCCGCATGCGCCTCAACCAGGCCGGATTCCGCTGGTCGCGGCCTTCCTACCGCTGGCTGTTCCGTCAGCAGGATCTGCACGCACCGGCGCAGGCCGGGTTCGAGGCCGCCACCAACAACTATCGCGCCACCCAGTGGCCCACCTGAAGGAGAACCCATGGCGATTCATCTCTATCTTGACGAAGCGTTGACGCAGCAGATTTCAGAGGGGGATTTCAGCCGTCCCGAGGCCGAGAGCTACAACGGTACCGACGGCGACATCAAGGATCGGCAACTCCACGTCGCCAACGAGCAGACGAGCCTCGCCTCGGCCATCGACCTGGCGCAGACCAGCATCGCGCTGGTCGAACCGCGCTTTGCCGACGGCGAACTCATCATCATCGACGGCGAGCAGATGCTCATCGAAAGCGGCGGCGGCACTGTCAACCTCACGGTGCAGCGGGGCGTGGCCAACACCGCTCTGGCCGCGCACAACGCCGGGGCGACCGTCTATTCCGGTTACGACTACACCGGGCTGGTGCTCGATCCCATCGACGAGACCGGCACCGACGAATCGGTCTGGTACCGCCTGGCCCTGACCCAGATGGACCTCGACACCGCCATCCAGGGCGCACCGCTCAATCTCGGCGACAAGACCTTCCAGCAGACGTTGTCCTTCTGGCGACGCTGCACGGTGCTCCCGGGCACCCCGGTGCAGAACAAACTTGACATCAAGCTGCGCCTGACCGGCACGGAAAACCCGATCCTCTAAGGAGCTCCGATGGCAGCTATTACGATAGACATCGATATTTCCGCCAGGGTGACCCAATCACGGGTGAGCGAAATGGACACCCGTCAGGTGCTCCTGCGCTGGTTCTTCGCGGAGATGGATCTCGCCTGTCGCATTCAGCGCTCCATTGAAGTTGCCGCGCAGGCTCAAGCGGTTGTCCTCGCTGAAATTGCAAGGATCATCAGGACCGGCCAAGTCATCCACAACCGCCTGAACCGGAACACCGACCTGTGGCTCGTCATCCATGGACGTCTGGGCGTCGATACCGACACGGCGGTGCGGGTGACGCGCCCCTGGCAGCGGAGCATCGACACCAGCGTCCGGACGTCGGACGCACACATCAGCCGATCCGACACCGTTCAGCGCATCGCGATTCCGGCCGGGCTGCTGGTCGACACGCGGCAGATCCTGTTTGCGGTGCTCATCGATCAAGACCACGAAATTCAGACCTAAAGGAGAACAGCAATGGCACTGGGACTCATCGTTAAAACCGGCCGGATACTGACGGCCAAACTGCTCCTCGGCCAGGCCGTGGACGGCATCACCCACTGCGCCATCGGCGACGGGGATGCCAGCTTCGCCAACCCGCAGAATCCACCCGCGCCGGAGATCGGCCAGACCGGACTCAGAAACGAACGCGCCCGCAAGCGCTACTACAAGCGGACCTTTCTCAAGGAGGACGCCGAGGGGGCGCTGCTGGTCAACGGCGTGCGTTACCTCGAAACCGGCGAGGAGACCAACACCATCGGCGTCTTCTTTCGCTTCGACGAGGCCGAGGCCAACGGCATCACTATCCGCGAATACGGCTTCTTCGGCGGCGACGTGCAGTACGTGGCCAGCACCACCGGTGATCTCGCCATGGGCGGCGTCTTCCATCAGGACACCAATCCGACCGGGGAAGTGCAGCATCCCGGCTACCTCTACGAGGTGAAGAACATTCCCGACTTCAACAAGATTTCCGACACCCGCGTGGAGCTGGTCGGGATCATCAAGATCTAACTGGAGGATTCAATCATGAGCATCTCACGCGAGACATTCGACCCGACCAAGAACTACAAGCGCATCCGCTACCACCAGGACCGCGACCTGCTGGATTCCGAACTCAACGAGCAGCAAGATCTCATCAACCAGGAGCGGCGCAAGATTGCCGACATCCTGTTCAACGAAGGCTCGATCCTAGCCGGGCTGGAAGTGAGCGCGGCCGCCAATGTCCTGACCCTGGCTCCCGGCGTGGTCTACATCGACGGCCATATCGAACAGGTGAGTGGCGCAACGCTGACCTATGACCCGGCCACCACCGGTGGAGCGGAATACGTTTATGTCGAACTGCTGAAATACAGTTACGGTTACACCCAGGACCCCAGCCTGATCAACCCGGCCACCGGCGAACCCACCGCCGAACGCGAAAAATGGGTTCTGTCGCTCAAGGCTGTGGATACCAGTGCTCAGACGCTGCCTAATAACGTCACCGAGCGCCGAGTCATCCCCATCTACAAATTCGACCGCGAGACCGGCGATGTCACCCCGACGGTGCAGGAGAAGTCCAATCTATATCTGCGGGATCTGCTGGGCACGCTCCCCGGCAGCCGGATCACGGTTTCTTCGATTACTGAAGACCAGCTCTCCTTCGCCGCCGCCGAGGGCCTCAATTCGCTGATTCAGAACCTGGCCGAGCGAACCTTCGACCAGGCCGGAAGCTACCTGGTGAAAGGTTTCGACACGTTCATCGGCGGCACCGACGACGATAGCATCGAGGCAATCACCAACGCCGGACGCGCCTACATCCAGGGCTTCCGGCATCAACGCGATCTGCCCACCTCGACCCAGGTGCCCAAATCGGTTGCCACCAAATCGGTGCGCGGCGAGCAGAAGACCTTCGACATCAACAAGCGCCGTTACCCGGTCAACTCCACGCCGCTCAAGGAGACGACCCAGGTGGAAGCTATCGTCGAGATTACCCGCAACGTCACTCGCGGTTCGGTCGGCGGCGGTGAAGATCTGCTCGATCCCAATCCGGTGGTCGACATTCTCGAGGTCAGCCAAGGGGCGTCCATCTTCCAGGAGGGGGTGGACTGGCAGCAGTCCGGCAACCATGTCGACTGGCTCGGCTCGGGCAACGAACCCGCCATCGGCACCACCTACACGGTGCGCTGGACCTACACCAAGCAGATGCTCAAAGGCACCGATTACGCGGACAGCGGCTGGTTCGGTCAACCAAATCATCCCACCGCCGGAAACTACTTCTATCTGGTGACCGCCTACAACGCCACCGGCGAAACAGCTTTCAACGCCGCTGCGGTCATCGCCCGGGCCACCGTTGCCGGGGAACTCAACAAGCTCTCCTGGCTGCCGGTCAGCGGCGCGACCGGCTATCGCGTCTACCGGGCGGCCACCAACGGCGCACGCACCGACTACAAGCGACTGATGGAACTGGGCAGCGAGGCGCTCTCCTACGTCGACGACGGCGTCGAGGAGATCGGCACCGCTTCGCCTCCGTCCACCAACACGGCCGGACTCACCATGTCGCCGGTGCAGCTCGAGCTGGGCAACCTCAACGTGATCAACTTCGGGCGCGGCAGCCTCGGCGACCAGCCGGTGAACGGCTCCAATTGCAGCCTGGACTACGACTATTACCTCGGCCGTCGCGACATCGTTTACGCCACCACCACCGAGATCAAGCGGCTTGAAGGGGCTCCGGCGGATTTCCCGAAGCTGCCCATCGTGCCGGAAAACGCCCTGGGGCTGTGCAGTATCGATTGCCCGCCCAACTCCACCGACATGGAGATCCGCAACTTCGGCCTGACCCGCATCACCATGGACCAGATCCACGACATCATTCAGGACGTCGAGGACCTGAAGTACAACGATGCCCAGTATCAGATGAACAACGAGTTGCAGAACCGGGACGCCCAGACCAAGAAAGGCATCTACTCGGACGACTTCTCGAACACCGCCCAGTCGGACATCTACCACGCCGAATGGGACGCCCGGGTCAACGAGCTCGCCCGGTTCGTCGCGCCGGACCGTATTCCGCACTCCACGGTGCTCTCGGTCGATCAGGCGGGCAGCAACGCGAGCTTCTTCGGCAGCCTGGCACTGCTGCCGGGCAACGAGACCGTACTGGTGGAGCAGAACGATTGGTCCGAGGAGCGCAACATCAACCCTTACGCGGTGTTCGACAAGCCTCCGGCCATGCTGCAGAGTACGCCCAACCTCGGGCGGCGCGGGCAGACCGGCATTGCCGTCACCGGCATCAACTTCACCCCAAGCAATTCCGGCATCGTGCTGCGCTGCGACGGCCAGGTAATGGCCAGCAACCTGATCAGCGACGAAGCCGGTCGGGTCAGCGCCTCCTTCACCATTCCGACCAACGCCCGCAACGGCAACCGGATCGTGGAGATGAACGACGGCGTTTACTCGGCTCGGACCAGCCTGCAGATCAACGATCCACTGGTTATCACCCGCATCGAGCGCATCATCGAGAACCGCATTATCCGCGTGCCTGTGGTGCAGGTGGTCTGGCGCACCCAGACCATCTTCGTGCCTCGCGACCCACTGGCCCAGACCTTCAGCTTCACCCAGAACCAGGTGGTCACCAGCGTCGGGCTCAATTTCACTGCCAAAGACCCATCCATACCGGTCACGGTTCAAATCCGGGGCGTCACTACCGGTCTGCCCAACGGCGTGGTGTTCGCCGAGAAGGTGCTGGCTCCCAGTGAGATCAGCCTGAGCGGCGAGACCCGGATTCGCTTCGACGACCCGTTCTATGCCGAAGCCAACAGCAGCTATGCCGTGGTGCTGCTGACCAACAGCACCAATTACAAGGTCCGCACCGCCACCCTGGGCAAGATGGGCCGCTGGGGCATCATCACCCGGCAGACCTACATGGAGGGCGTGCTGCTGGAGAGCTCCAACGCCGAGACCTGGACGCCGCTCAACGGCTCCGACCTGGCGATGAAGATCTACGGTCACAACTTCCAGTCCGAGGGGATGATCCGCTTCCAGCCGATCACCGGCGTACAGTTCTCAGACATCAACCTCGACGAGTACTCGGCCATCCCCCAGGGCACCGGTCTCGACTGGGAATACTCCACCGACGGCGGCGTGACCTGGGACGCCATGGTTCCCGCCGAGGAGGAACGGCTGCCCAACCTCGCCACCAGGGTCCAGATCCGCGTGCGTTTGAGCAGTTCGCTTTCCAACGACACCCCGGCCATCAACTTCCGCGACGTCAACCTGGTGGGCTACCTCAACAAGACCACCGGGGCCTACCTGACCCGCGAGAACGAGCTGACCCAGGGAGTGGAATCGACCAAGGCTTATGTGCAGATGCAAATCCCCAGCGGCACCACCCTGCAATGGTTCGCCAGCAACGACGGCGGCTTGACCTGGGAGGCGATGACCATCCAGGACACCCGGCCTATCGACGAGAACTGGACCGAGTACACCCTGGTGCGCACCTTCACCGACAACACCGGCAATAAGGTCCGCTACAAGGCTGAGATGACCGGCACGCCGCTGATCTACCCGCGCATCCATTCGCTGGGCGCGACCCTGAGCTAAGGAGGCACGGCCATGATCGTTCGACGCAAAGGCGGCCTGACCGAGTTCATTCCCACGCCGCAGGAGAAGCGCGACGGCCTGATCCGCGACCACGCCCTGGGCCTGCTGGAGAATCTGCACCAGCGCCTGGCGCGGCTGGAACGGGCGTCAAAGCTCCCGACCGACGAAGCGGAGGCCTTCACGGCGCTGCTGGCGCGGATGCGGGCCGACGAGTCGCGCAACCTCGAGCTGCACGCCAGCCTGATCACCTCGGATACCGCCTCCGGCTGACCGGCTCACTGCCACCGCCAACCCAGAAACCCCGGATACGGCCAGCCCGTTCCGGGGTTTCTGCCGTCTGTGCTCCGCCCAAACCGATCAAACTCGCAAGTCATTGAAAATAAAGGTGTTAAATGTCGGCTTTGGCTGTTCTTCTACTTGATTTGTGTCCGGAAAGAAGCATTCATTCGGGCCATCCATGGCCCTCACCGCAAGGGCAGCCCTTCGGGCTGTGCAAATCGGCTATCCTGCCGATTTGTCATTCATGGTGTAAGCGAAGGCTAAAAAGCCTTGCCTAGCAACGACTTAGAAGCGCCATGAACGACGGAGGCATGCATGAACCTGAAAGAGATCCACTACGGGATCGAGATCGAGACTGTAAAACGCACCCGGGAACAGATCGCCTGGGCCATCCACTCGGTGGTGGGCGGCACGGTCCGCCATGTCGGCATCCCCAGCAGCTATGACCCCTGGGAGGTCGAGGACCTGCGCGGCCGCGTCTGGA